TTCACTATTCATTTTTAAGTTCGCTTGCGTTTTACGAGAGTTTTTGGGAATAATACTCTTTCCATCTATCTTTTAGAATATTTCAATTTTTTTTATTTTTCACGCATTTTACACTTCACTAATTATTTTAAGGGAACCTTGGTTCCCCTATGACCCCTCCTATAACCCCTCCTTTGACCCATTATTTTCAAGTTTTTTATTGTTTTTATGGTTACTTAATATTTTAAGGGAACCTAGGTTCCCCTATGACCCCTCCTTCCTCTCTGATTCTACCTTTCTCTTCAGATAGGTGGAGCCAAATCTCATTCATTTTTCAATTTATTTATTGTTTTTATGGTTACTAAATATTTAAGTATTTGAATGCTTGAATATTTGAATATTTGAACGCATTTTAGCTCTTCTCTATTACGGTCTCCTTTATGACATTTCTTATTATTTTTTCCATATTATTCTCTTGTTCTTCGGTAGAGATTCCTGACATCGCATTATAAATCATCTTTTGATATTTATCGTTTTCGCTTGATGAAGGATCGTTATAGCTTGGGTATTTTTTTTGCCATTCAAAAATTTGCATCGTATTCTTTTTACTTATTTTTTTTATCGCTGCTGTTAGTTGTGATCTAGACGAGTCCTCTTTATGCCACATATTTTCATTTTTTATGTATAACGTTTCTCGTTTCAGGTCGCTACAATGAATCGGTCTTTTATTCACTTCCAGTTCATTTAGACCCTTTATGAAGATCCTTGATACTCCTTCACTATACCCCAGTCTTGCGGTATCTTCTAGATCTTTCAGTTTCACTTCTAGGCCATCTACAAACTCTTTTAAATTTATCGCATCTTTACATGTCTCATTTAGATAAACATTTAAGTTAAAATGGTTGTTAGTTGTATTATTATTTATGATTGTTGGTTCTTTAGATTGCATTATCAGTTGTTTTTGGATTTCCATGTTTTCCTGTAAAAGTTTCAATAATATTTCAGTCACATTCGGTTCTACTCCCTTTTCTTCAATAATAGAGTTATCCGTATTTTGACACTTGTTAGATTTAGTATGTCTCCATAATCCAGAATTATCTTTATATATTTTATCACAATTTTTACAGATAAATTTAGGGCAGAATTTGCCGAAAGTATCATTGCTAATCATTGATTTTGCATGTTTTGCACTCAACAGGTGATCGTCATAACTACTTTTCTTGCTCGTTCCATAGTCACAAATTTCACAATAAAATTTAGGGCAGAATTTTGGCAGAATTTTATTGCTAAACATTGCTATATATTGGAACTACAAAAAATCTCCAAGATTTTTCCTCAAAAAAAATAATTTTATCGTCACACTTTTTTATCACTTTAAAACGATTTTCAGAGCATTATGCTCACAAGTCGTTTTTTTAGGATTTATTCAAAGCGCCCTTTTGTATCCTAAAACTGGACATTTATAAATGTCCAAAACCCAAAACCAAAAGTACCTTTAAATTGAGTAAAGTGTAGGAGTCTAGAAAATGAATAAATAGGTAACAAAATATACTGATAAAAAATATACTTATAATATGAAACAAGCTAACAAATTATGATTACAAAATACAGAAAACAAGACCATAAATTATAAAAAGGAATAAATTATATATTAAAATCGAGTCAATATATAATGTAATGGATAAATATATTCATGCATATAATGCATATGATGATGCATATGATGCCGATAATGAATATGATATGAACAATAATGAAGATAATTATCCACAAATTAGTCGACAAACGTTTATCAATATTGGCAACTATATGATGCAACTTTGGAACGAACCAAGGACCTCAATGGACCGGGTTTTGGCGGAATTAGTTGTCCTACATGGATGTAAGGGGGGTAATGAGGAACCTACGACGCAGACAATGACCCATGTAGGCGCATGTAGGCAGTCGATAAGATCTGTATCGTCGGAACTATTTAGTCTTTGTAGTAATGAAACAAATGATTCTATATTTAATTATTATATTTCTGATGATGAGATAAATGTAGAACTAACATAAAAGTATTTTAGTAATTTACTCTTTTGTTAGTATATAAATGTTTAATTTATGCAAGTCAGAATTAAAAAGGGATTTAGATAATAATTTAGGTATAGTTAATACCGGAATTCATTCATATAGAATATTTAATATAGCCTATGTGGATGTGATTATGACAATAGTTGGATCATTGTTGTTAGCATGGCTAAATAAGTGGTCATATATAAAAACGATTATTGGTATGTTTATATTAGGAATAATATTGCACCGAATGTTTTGTGTTAGAACCACGCTAGATAAATTGTTATTTCCTAATGCTGAATAATTATTGCGTAGTCATAAATGTTGGAGTCTTTAACAATGTTAGTGTTGGACAGACCTCGCACTTAGGGCAATTATCTGTGGGATATACAGGATCTATAGGATTAACTGGATTAGGACCTTTACCGCATTTCATGGGATCAGAACTGCAACCGGGATTGGACTTATTTCCAGCAGTGCATTTTCCATCACACCAGTAACAGACGCCATCTTGACCTGTTTTTGTTTGAACACATGTTTTGCAGTCAGACATTTGAGAACACTTTTGCATAGCACCGGAACTGGATCCGGACCCGGAAAATCCTTCAAAAAAAGAAGTTCTAAATTCGTAAATGGTGATAATAATAATAATAAACGTGAAAAAGATAGTATATTTATTCATTATAAAGTAAATAAATATAATAATTAAATTTATTGCATATTAAATTCAGGTATGCTGTAATTTTCGCCGATTTTGACATACTTTGCAATGATTTTTGGATTAACTTTGTTAGTGTAGATGTCTTCAGTTTGATAAACATTATAGTTTTTATCGATATAGTAAACAATACCTTGAATATCTTGAACCCATACTTCTATCTTTTGACCAGTGGGTTTTTCCGAGTCGCCGGATTCGCAAATACCGTGAGGCGTTCCTTTCAAATGAGTGCCGCAATATTCGTAGCCCTCTTTCTTGCGTCTAGTGCATTGTTCGCAACTAGCGCGCTTGGCGCAACATCTGTCGGCCAAGTGCACTGCATTTTTGATACGTTTGCGTTTCATGAAATCTTCTTTGCAAAGTGTTAGTCTATCATAATCGTAAACATATTTAACAAGTGCGGCCAAATTGGGATCTATAGATAATCCAAGTTGTTCCGCTTTATATAAAACATCCTCCTTGAAACTGGTAACATAAGCTTCGATTTTTTTGTTGATTCGTCGTTCCATTTGTTCTTTAAATTGTTTTATATATAATATATTGTGCAATCTTTAGTTCAATTTTTTATATATATATGAAACCGGCTTAAAGAAAAAAATGGGAAAATAAGTGTAAAAAAAGGGATTATTATATTATAATTTTACGATCATTAATTGCAACCCTTTTTTCCACCTTTTAAAAGGTGGAGTCAAATATTATATTTAATCTATACTAATCTATTTAATCTATTTATATATCCGAATCTGTTTTCATATCCGATTCGGCCTTCATATATCTCAGAATTAATCCGACTTGACCATCCTGGTAGCAAACTGTAACTCTGGCTTTTTCTTTTTCACCTAGTCCCCATTCTTCTGTTTCTAGTTGTTCATAGGTGAACACAGCCCATTCTCTTCGGAATCCCATCCATTTGCCATCAGCATCTCGTTTATCTTCTTTGAATAAATTAGACCCAGAAAATTTGTGCGTTGTTATGGCATCTCTATTTTCTTCTTCGATTTGTCTTAAAACAGCTAATTTATTCTCCGGCTCACATGCGTAGAAATTCGACATCACGTTGCTGCATGTTGCTTTTTTGCCTGGCACTAGATTTTCAATATGTTGTGGACTGACAAAGACTGAAGTTGATAATGTGACTTTCCCATTCTTCTTTTTAAAGCCGGCCGTCTGATAAGTGTTTCTGCCAAATGGATTATTATATACTTCTTCGTATTCTCGAATTGCTTGCACTGATGTTCGGTATGGTCCTGTCTTGTGTCCAGCTTCGATGTCATCTCTCCAGTAGCCAGACATACGTCCAGGCAATGCCTGTATTTGGACATTGTTATCTACTTTTTTTGTGTGGAACTCGTGAGTTGCTCCGATTCGCAATTTCCAATTATTAGGAATTAAGTTCGCTCGACGAAAGAATCCTTTTACTATTAGAACCACATGTCTGGTTAAAGCGGGTCCTTCAAATAGTTGACGCAATACTTCTTCTTCAATTTTGTCATCTGAAGTATGGTTAAAGCAGGGAATTCCTCTTTTAATGCACTCATTTTGAATTATTCCAGAATACTTTAGATTTGATCGGATGATGTGTATGCGACAATCTTCTGATCCATAGTTATTTAGGATATCTTCCTGAATCCATTTTGAAGCAGTTGCTGCTGTAGTAACAGGATAGAATTCTTGAATAATTCCTCTTGCTAAAAAGTCAGTATGACCAATGTATGAAGCAGGAATTGTCATCGCATACAAGCAATGAAACTCACCCCAACGGTAAAGTTCATACAGTTCTTTCATCATTGTAGCACTGATGAACATAAAGCGAATGTTGTTTTGCTCCATGTAAGTTATATCAAGGACTCCGGCAGCTTTTAGCACATTGTGTAGCACTTGGCATTCTTTATCACCGGTATCCAGCTCATCAACTATGATTAATGAATCGCGCATTGATCTGAGATCCGCATTCTTCAGTTGTCCGTGGTGGAATATCTTGCCTCTGAAGCAACCTGGTGCCTTCTCTTTCATGTCTTTTTCCCAGCTGGCATTGCTCATGCCAGTTAAGATACGAACATTTGCTGGATTTATTACGAAGTTGTCATCTGGATGCGTTGTCATTAGTTTGGCTACTTCGATCATTAGTCCGTCTGCTCCAACTTTGGTCTTCTTGGTGGCGCTAACTACACGACGATTATTAAAATAATATTCATTTACGATACCTGCGGCGTCCTCCTTCTGATTATCATAAATGTATTCAGAAGTTGCTTTTGTGTCTCCTTCTAAAAAGCGTTGGTTATTTTCAGCTCTAGCAGCGCTGTAAGAAGCCATTACGGTCTCCCTACGAGCAGCTTTAATTTTATCATTTTGTTGTTGTAACATGGACATCATTGTTATTAGTAAGAGTTTTTAAAAGCTTGTTATAAGGTGTAATATGCTATTCATTTCTAGCAAAAATAGTATTTCAATTTTTTATATTTTACACGTAAAATACACGTTACTAAAAATTTTATGGTTACAACCAATATAATATATAAGTATTTAACAACTTAAAGACAAAATCGAATACTATATTTTAGGCTTTTCGGTCGTCAAAATATTCACACATAATATTAAAAACACATAAAACATCAAATAAGGCCCATATTTCTCTACACCTATGCCATAAAAGTTGAGTATTTTTGTTATGCTATATAATAATAAAATGGTGAATCCAAAAATGGTTACCTTACTCATATTTTTACTATAACTGGAGCCAGATCCTGTTCCCGAGTCTGTAATAGGTCCTGGAACAAATCCTGAATTTGTAAATAAATTTAAATAAGACATTATATATTTATTTAAGAAATAAATAAATGATGTTTATACTATAATTGTGTAATGTGAAATGAAAGTGGTATAAATGATTCATATTCTGTCACTAATACAGTGTTATTATCTAGTATACATAAGTCATCTAGATTATCAAGATCTAGATCAAGATCTGCTTTCAAAATAGGATTTTCAATAAATAATGCATATCGATTATTATTTTCTGACGGCAAAATGGAAGTGCAAAAATGGAAAAAGTTTTTTATCTTTGATGGTCCAAATAATGATCGAAACTCTGTTTCTTTTAAATCTGATGAACTCGTATAAACAACGTCGGGTAGCAAATATGGCGATCCATTATTCATTAATACCCCTAATTCTGGCATTACATTTTGAAATAAGTTTGAAACATTGTTAGAAACCGGAATATTACATATACTATTTAAATTGATAATTTCGGTTGGCAATGCAAACCATGTTGTAATCATTTTAGATAAATTGAGACAGTTTATATCAACAGAACTAACATCTATTAAAGCATATACGTTTTGTTTATTTGATTCTATATTCACTTTTAGGATACCTTTGTATTCGGGTATAACCAAGTTACATCTTATTCCTTTTAAATCGGTCTTTATCTTTCTAAAGATCAATGCCTCGATATTTTTGTTAGTAAAGTAATTATCAATTGTAATAGATGGTAAAACAAAACAATCGTGTAAAAGCTCTAACATAATTTGAACAAAAGGATATTTACCATTTTTTGTAACATGGTAACAAATGTAATGCAATTGTCCATCTTTTAGATCTGAAAATATGTCTGATGCATTTATATTTGGATCGCAAAATTGACTAGCTAAATACGTATAATTCATATTTATACAATTAATATAATTATATAAATTTATTCAGATGTTCTTACGAAATATAATATATAATTATCGGCTTAAAGGGCTTTAAGTTGTTTTCAAATATATATATTATATTCGGCCTTTTCGGCTTTAAGTTGTTTTCAAATATATATTCTCGGATTTAATTCCTATTTATAACAGCCTCTTTGGCAACCCTACTAACAATTTTATCGATATTGCTTAGTTGTTCTTCCGTTGTTAGTCCAGACATTGCATTACCTACTATTTTTAAATACAAATCATTCTTTCTTGATTCGGAATCTGTGCAACCGGGATATTTTTTGCGCCAATCGCCAATCATCTTTATATTTTCGAATGCAATTTGTTTGATTGCCTTTTTCAAAATAGGTTTCGCATCATCTTCTTTGGTCCATTGATCATCATTTTTAATATATAAAATTTCTCTTTTTAGATCGGAGCAATGAATCGGTCGCTTGTTTATGTCCAGTTCCTTTAGGTTTTTATTCATTATCCTAGAAACGCCTTCTACATAACCTAATCTTCCAGTAGCTTCTAATTCTTCTAACTCTACTTTGATTGAACTAACAAATTCACTGATATTAAGCGCATCTTTACACTCCTCATTTAAAAAGAATTGCAAATTAAAAGTCTTGTTATGCGAATGGGTTGTATTGTTGTTAGCATTATTAGTTATATTCATGTTATCTTTTTTAACAAGCTCTAGTATCAAATTTTTAAATTCAGAATTTTCATGAATAAGTAATTTAATTATTTCTTTATCAGAGGTATCACAAGCCTTCAATTCTGGGGCGATTTTTTTATCGTCTTGTTTTTTTTCGACACATTTTTTATTATGTCTCCATAACCCGGTTCGATCTTTATATTCTTTTTTACATGTTTCACAAAACAAGAGATTTTCGGGTATTTTTGTTGCTAAAACGGTAGCATTTTGCTTCTTTTTGTGTTTTGCAGTGGCGATATGTCTCTCCCATTCACTATTTTTGCAGCATTTATAATCACAAGACTGACAGTTGAAAAAATCACAGTTTTTAAGTTGCGAAAATGTTGCTAAATCCATATATATAAGCAACATAGAAAAAAGTGCCTAAATCCTTTTTTTAAGAAAATATTTAAATTTTATGGTAACAAATTTTTCTACTTTTTTTGTGATTTTAGAGCATTATGATAACAAGTCGTTTTCCAAATAGGTCATTTTCAAAGCTACTTTTCGGATCTTTTTTTTGGACATTCTTAAAAATGTCCAAATCTCAAAAAAAAATTTCAAATTTGGGTGAAAAAGTGTAGAAAGCTAGGAGTTGGACATTTCTTTGGAATTACCATTTCCGCCTCTCATGAGACCATAAATCTAGACAAAAAAGTATAAGATTCTTATTATTTTGAGACCATTATGCAGACAATTTGTGCCGACTATTTGGCCGATTCATGCTCTCATTGATGCTATTAGGTGGTAAATATTTGTGACCATGTATGCTGCGAAATAATTATATGTTTATAAGATTGTTTAAGACCAACTAATTAATATTTCCTTGCAATCGGCCGCTTGGCTAAATAAATACGTGCAAATAGTTTTGGAAATGGTAATATCGGCATCAATTAGAATCGATTGTAAACGATTGATGATCTCTTGGTCGGTCTTCTTGTTAAGAATCTCGAATCGGTTAACAGCTGTGCTGTAGGCGTGCCTGAAACTGGTTTCTTTATTTTGAACACTGGCTTTGTTGATCACTTTGCTAACAATTTCCTGTATCTCGGCTTCAAAACTGCGATCTATTAGCTCTTGATGTAAGCCTTTTAGTTGTATTTTTGTATATGTTTGTTCGCATAATATAAGATCAATCAGACCTAGTATGAATATGAATATGAATATAATTATGAATTTTGACATTTTATTTGTTAGCTTGTAAATGTAATACATTTCATATATGTAGTCAAAAGTATTTCAATTTTATTTTTAGTAAAGGCATTTTTAAAGGAAAAATACAAAAAATTGAAATATATTTGAGCTTATAAATCAATAGCATATTTCACATACAACCCTTTTACAAAAAATGTCTTCTACTATTATCAATAACAATGCTGAATTGAAAAAAGTATACACTATTACCTTTGGTGATGTGGCAGAAAATCACGCAAAAATGCAGAAAATTGGGACGTTACATGAGTCAGGCTATTCTATTGCCCAGCTTCTTTATATTCAGACAAAGCTAGCCGGGCTAGGACTAGAAACCGAAATGGTCGATCTAAATGTCGGATTTGATCCCAGTTTTCAGTCAGCAAAAGTTCTAGTGATAAGAAGAGGAGCTCAATATATTTTAGGCGAAGAAACAACAGAAGGGCTAATGGCAGAAAATGATGAGCAGACAATGGACAAGAAGGCATTTATGAAGGGAAAGGTGGTCAACAAAGTGGCAAGATGGAACCTATGTTTTGCAGATGAAGATCAAGAGCCGAATTATGAAGACGGAAAAGGCAGGATTGTTGCCTGGAAACATCTTCCAAGAATATCCAGAATTAGACAGGTAATTTCGGAATGGACGGAAGATGTCCTTCTAAATGGTGAGGCAAATTATTATTATGATATTTCGCAATGTGGTATTGGTTTTCATGGAGATGGTGAAAGACGGAAAGTATTCGCTGTCAGAATGGGCGAGACAATGCCTTTGTATTTCAGGTGGTATCAGTTATCAGAGCCGGTTGGAGAGCCTATTGAACTGATCTTAAATGATGGCGACATGTATATTATGTCGGAAAAGGCCGTCGGATTTGACTGGTTGAAGAAGAAAATTGCGACATTGAGACATTCAACAGGATGTGCAAAATTTACAGGTATCAAATTAGCACTGGAAATAAGCTTGGATCAAGAAAAAGAAGAAGAAAAGAAGGCAAAAGCGGAGCAAAAGAAGGCAAAAGAAGAAGAAAAGAAGGCAAAAGCATATCTAGTTAAGTGTTTATTAGAAGATGCCAAAGCGTCAAAATTAGCGGAAAAAGAGAAAGATAAGGCGCTTAAATTAGCGGAAAAAGAGCAAAAGAAGGCTTTAAAAAAGAAATAGATTAAGATATATAATAGTAAATATAGTAATAAAGTAAATATTGTTTTTTATTTTAGACGCTTTGCTTGTCGCTTTGCTTATCGCTTTGCTTATCGCTTTGCTTAAGTCGCGTAAGCTAAGCCGCAGTTGCCACCAATAAAGATCACTTGATTGATTCGTTCTTCAAAAAGTATCATATTATAATTGTAATCATAAATGCGCCACGTAGGTTTATTGATACCGATGATGTCTCCCGTCGTAGGGTCACAGATGGACAAACTTTGGGCCAGTGGATCTAATGGCGGAACAATAGTGGTAAATTCCAGCTCTATTTGATTGAATCGACTCATATTTATTGCACCAGATGGCTGCAAATCTGAATTATTAGAATTCAAGCAAAAGTTATAACAATATACGCCAGGTGGCGCGTTGCCAGTAGTTCTAGTATATTTTTCTATGTAATTATATATGCCGGCAGGCTGCACGTTCTCGCGATAAGATCCATCTAACAAAATACCTAAAACTACCAAAATAAACTTGTCATTTTCGGGCGTATAAGTTGGCGTAATTAACAGACCGGTTAAGTTGCCATTTGGATTCACACCGGGACCGATATTTACCGGAACTAGCTGATTTGATGAATTTGTTCGATAAACTGTATAATCTCCTGCTGACGGCGCCGGTATTACATCTTGTGGCATATAATTATAAGGCCAATTAGTATAATTCGACCATTCATTGCGTAAATTAATATCACTGCGCTGGAAATAGAACATCCAATTAGAAACCATTCCTAGCGAATCGAGCTCTACTTTGTTAGGTCCGGTAACATTGTAAAATATTTGTTCATGAACTTGTTTAATTAAATATTTCTGCTCTTCTAGTGCAAAAACACGCTCTTCTTCGTTAGATAAAAAGCAATAGGTGCAATTTAAATGCACATCGGCATTCCATAGGGTTCTCTGATCGGAATAGGAATTGATGCCGATATTGATGTCAGGTGGTGGCTGCAAGAATCGATAAAATTGCATATACCATGCATTAAAATTGGGCGCAATATATGGAAAATTAAAGACAGAATCGAATACATCACGTATTTGAAATAGCTGATTAATTGGTCTCAAGGTCACATTAATATGTAGTTCGTTGTATTGAAGAGATGTTAGAGGAAATGCCATTTGGGTTTTAAGCCCAAACCAGTTATTCAGAGGAATGTATAAAATGCGGCCTCTAATAGAAGGCTCTGGACCGGCCAACGCGCTACTATAATAAGCATTTGGATAAGAGTTGACACGAGAACTGGCGTTGGCGGGATCATTAAGTTCGGGAATATTGCCAATCATTTCATAAAATAGTTGTTTTTTGCCGTTAGTAAAGTCGCGCTGAACAGATGATAGCAAATAGTCACCAGAATATTCTTGAAGTGTGAAATTGCCACATGTGATGCTAATTTTAGAAATCATTTTCGCCCCTAAATTTTGTATCCATTTGAATTCATATGGGACCCAATTTTCGCTATTGGCATTCTGGGGAAGCGTGCTATTATTTGGGTCTTGTGGAGGTAAAATGGGACTCCAAATATTGGGAAGAGCGACAGAAAGATAACAATCCATTAGCAGGTCGGCATATCGGGGGATTTTAAAAGTATAGGTGGATTCTTCGGAGAGCCGTAATGTTTTAGAACCTTCGAAATCGACTCTGAATTTTTGCAAGCCAAAATTTGTATATCGTGCATAAGTGCATTTAAAAAATGTTTTGGAAGGGTTACCATTTAAGATAATGTTTTGCTGCCCTTGGGAAACTAATTGCATTAAACCGCCGGCCATAATTAGTATATATTGTTATTATTTTTTTAATTCTTTATTTGAGTATATTATTTAAAAGTAAAAATATTATATTAATATAAATATATGTCAGAAAACGGAGCAACAGGAGCAACAAAAGTAATAGAAGAAGGATTCAATCAATTAAAAAACATGCAGGAAGGCACAGCATTAAAAGCCTTTAAAATAGTAACAACATTCATTATATTATTATCTTTTATGGTTTATTTTTATTATTCTGGAACAATATTTTCGGATGGCATGAAGGTAAGAGATTGCAAATATATGGATGACATGTTTGGAACATTAAATGGCAAGATAAAATCTATTGATGTAAATCTTGAATCATATCAATATTCGCTCCGAGATTATTATATTAAATCGGCATACAATTCTTGTTCGGGTGGTAATTATAAAAATGGTTATGTAAATACATGTATATTAAAAGATCTAATTAAGCAAGGTATAAGAGGGTTAGATTTCGAAGTGTATTCTATTGATGACCAGCCTGTTGTAGCGACTTCTACATCAGATAGTTATTGTATAAAGGAAACATTTAATTCAGTGCCGTTCGGTGATGTGCTTAATGTGATACGAGACTATGCTTTTGCTAGCTCGACGGCGCCAAATCCACTTGATCCCATTATTTTACATCTTCGTATAAAGAGCTCAAACCAGCCGATGTATGATAATTTTGCTAAAATATTGGAAAGTCATAATGATATGTTAATGGGAAAAGAATATAGTTTTGAATATCAAGGTAAGAATTTTGGTTCGGTGGAATTGCCAAAAATGGCAGGAAAGGTGGTGATAATTGTAGACAGAAGCAATCTTGCATTTATGGAATCGGAGGCATTTTATGAATATGTGAATATGACGAGTAATTCTATTTTTATGCGTGCATTGCATTATTATGATATAATAAATTCACCGGATATGATAGAGTTAATAGAATACAACAAGCTAAACATGACGATAGGAATGCCTGACAAGGGTTCAGATCCCGTTAATCCTAGTTCAATTACAATGCGAACTTATGGTGTCCAGATGTTGGCACTACGGTATCAAACGGTGGATACCAATTTAGAGGAAAACGACTTGTTTTTTAATGAGGCGGGGCATTCTTTTGTGTTGAAACCGGAGAAGTTGCGATATATTCCGGAAGTAATACCGGACCCTGTGCCGCAAGATCCGAATGTGTCGTTTGCTACGCGCGAGGTGAAATCGGATTTTTACCAATTTGAAATATAATCGCTGAAATATTAAGTTCTGAAATTGTCTTTAAGTTCAAATTAAATTAAATTATATTATATTAAATTAAATTAAATTAAATTATATTATATTAAATTGTATTAAATTGTATTTATATAAGGATTAAAAGAAAACAAATAAAAAGAAAACAATTTAAAAACCTTTACAATATTAATATATCATAACAATGGGATTTTTTACAGAGATGATTAAAGCAAGAGAAGAATGGTTAAAAACGCCGAGACCTACGCCGCAAAGAGCGGCATATTTAAACGCATTAGCAAAGACAAATGTAAAGGTAGAAGCAAAGGTAGAATCAAATACGAGTAAATAAACAAAATAATATTTGATTATATTATATAAATAATATAATGAAAAACGATACATGTAAAAATTTAAATTTTGAGGACTGTGAATTGGCGATATTAAGACAAGCGGTGGACACTGCGGAAGAAAAGCAGGGAAAAATTGCGGCTAATTCGCCAGAAATCAAACGCATAATAGGGATTGTCGAGAACTACATAAGACAAAAACAATTAATTTGTTATGGTGGCACTGCGATCAATAATATTCTTCCTAAACAAGACCAATTCTATAATACGGATGTAGAAATTCCTGACTATGATTTTTATAGCTCGAACGCGCTAACAAATGCAAAAGAGCTTGTTGATACATATATTAAAGAAGGCTTTGTCGAAGTGGAAGCAAAATCAGGGCAACATCATGGCACATATAAAGTATATGTGAACTTTATTCCTGTTGCGGATATATCATATATTCCTAAAGAGTTATTTAATGCGATAAAAAAAGAAGCAATAAGAGTCGCAGGAATTTTATATGCACCGCCCAATTTGCTAAGAATGGGAATGTATTTAGAACTATCTAGACCGGATGGTGATGTATCTAGATGGGAAAAGGTCTTAAAGCGACTCACGCTTTTGAATCGCAATTATCCATTAACAGCGCATCAATGCTCGCATATTGATTTTCAGAGAAAGCTGTCGTCGACAAATACACATATAAGCGACAATAATAGAAGCGATATAAGCGACAGTAATAGAATCGACAAAAAAGGAAAAGGGAATAAGAGAAGCGATAAGAGAAGCGATATAAGCGACAATAATAGAAGCGACGATAAGAGAATCGATATAAGCGACAGTAATAGAAGCGACATAAGCAAATCCGAACAAATATATGAAGTCGTAAAATCAACCCTGATGGATCAAGGAGTAGTTTTTTTTGGCGGCTATGCAGTATCATTATATTCGCAATACATGCCTGGACATTTAAGAAAACGACTAGAAAAAATACCGGATTTCGATGTTTTAGCTGAAGATCCGCTCATTGTGTCGCAAATAGTAAAAGAAAGGTTACAAGATATAGATGTAAAAGACGTGAAAATAATTAAACGCCCTGATGTAGGTGAAATTATTTCGTCTCATTATGAAATCCGTGTAGGCAAGGATGTAGTAGCATTTATTTATCAGCCTCTTGCATGCCATAGTTATAATATAATAAAACAGCAGGGATATAATATTAAAGTAGCGACAATAGATACCATGTTGAGCTTTTATTTGGCATTTTTGTATGCAAATAGGCCATATTATGATAAAGATCGAATTTTATGCATGTCAAAATATTTATTTGAGGTGCAGGAAAAGAATAGATTGCAGCAAAAGGGATTACTCAAAAGATTTAATATAAACTGCATAGGTCATCAGGAAACAGTGGAAGAGATGAGAGCAGAAAAGACGGAGAAATTTGCAGAATTAAAAGATAAAAAAGGAACCCCTGAATATGAAGAATGGTTTTTACGATATAGGCCACTAGATCCGATCGATACAAATAATCTGAAAAAAGGCAGAACAAAGAAGACGAAACAAGGAAAGACAAAGAAGACAAAAAAGACGAAAAAGGCAAAAAGGAAAGGACTATTCTTTTAGTCAAAAATTCACAAAATATTTTAAACACAGAATGTCTTGAACGTAATTTTACATATAACAACAAATAGGGTGTTAATAAATTCTCCAATAATAAGATAATCGGCATAGTGTTTTTTAAATATTTTAATAAAAATATAAATATAATGAAAAAAATAAATACTTATTTGAAATAGTCTAATTAACATGATATATTTAAATCTAGTAATTAGAGACCACTCGTGCACATAACTGCACATGTTAGAGACAGGAAAAAAATAAGAGCGAAAAGAGAAAAATGCGTGCGTGTCGATGATCCCATTAATAACGCGCTGAACATTAGTATTTTCATTTTTAATAGTAATAAAATCTAACTTTTGCCAATTAACGATGTTTAAATTGATAATTTTGCGATCCTTTTTTGGTTTAAAAATATAAGGATATAATCCATCCATATATTTGTTGTTGTAAAACAAGGTTTTATCAATAATATATGGAACAGAACAAGAACGCCGAATAACATCAAATAGTTCTTCAATGCTAGTATATTTAGATTTTACAATTTGTTTGTTTTTGGACACATCGTTATAGGTAATAAAAAGTTTTCCGTTGATTAAATCTAAAAAGTTATTTGGTAACCATTTATTATAAAACACATATGCTTTATTAAAAAAATTAATATCATAATGTGTTTTTACGTGTTTATAGACAACGTTACTAACAAAATTAATATTTTCATTTAATGGAATATCTATAAAATACAATAGTGCTATAAAGGCTCCAATACTGCATCCTGATACGCGTTTAACGCGAATCAATTTAAGTTTTTCCATTTGTTTGATATATGCTAAAAATCCAAGTTGATAACTACCATTAAAGAGACCGCCTTCAAATACAAGATCGATTTGTAAAGGCGGTTTTTTAGGATTTTGTTTAATTTGTTTAATTTGTTGAATTTGTTGAATTTGTTGAATTTGTTGAATTTGTTGAATTTGATTATCAATATATCTTTGAAGCATAATATAATTACGTATTTATTATAATCACTTTAAAAGGCGGAATTTATTTGTTTCATTGTTTTTGATAACGAGAAAAACAAAAAGCCAAATGCTAAAGAGGTGAATAAAAGCCCATTTAAATTATAATTGCCATCGTTATGACAAAGTAAGGGAATATATTTGAACAAAGTTTGTTTCAAAATGGGAAGCTGAAATAAAAAATATAAAATAGAAATTAGTAGCGGGGTCTGTAATTCATCGTAAATCGTGTCCAGTGAATTTTTAATCTGCTCGTCTCTGCCGTATGAATTAATATATTCAGACGCATCTTGTCGATCATTAATATAATCGGTATTGGTAGGAGGAGGCACATAATTTGGTTGAACAAATGTGTCTTGTGTAAGAGCCTGAGTATTTTGAGGAATATCTCTGCTAGGAAGCATTGTTGCACCTGCTACAGTAGCTTGTTGTAATCCATTGACAATTTGACTAATAGTAGACTGATCTAAAGACAATGCATTTTGTAAATTAGTCGAAGGCTGTTGTTTCTCACTTGCAATCATGGATATGTTATTCGCATTAGATCCCATGGGATCTGTTGGTAGATCATGGATACTAGTTGTATTAATATCGGTCATAATATATTATGGATAAATAATTGTGATTAATTTACGCGAATCCTATTTGATTATGCAGAAAATGGAACTATTTCTTTTTTAGCATCACATTTAACGGCACTTTTATGCAATTTATAGCATGTATCGTCGAATTTGTAAATTTCGCCGTCAATTTCCGCAACGGGAGGTGCATTATAAAAAATACATCCCTTACCGACGCAAACTTGTCTAAAGAAAGTGGCCAACCCGAATCCAAGTAATAAAGACATTAAAATTCTGCCAGTTTCAGTATGAACAAATTTAGTTAAAGCCATTATTGTTATATTATAAAGTAAGCATATATTTTATAATATTCAGAATAAAAGACTATTCCTGGATAGGCACTGTTTTAACTATTAGCGGATTAATAGGACAATTTGTTTTCTTAGGTATAAATTGATAACATTGATTTACTTTATCTTTGTATAAAATGTCTTTATAATTTGTAGGAGATGGGTATTTATATATTGTTTTAATTTCCGGGCCTAAAAAATATATGAATATTAATCCAATAAAAAAACTACTTAAAAAGAGTGGTATAGATATATATTTAGTCAACATAATTAACAATGATATTTTAAAATTTCCAATAAGAAAAACTTACAATAAATAAATTTAAAAGGTTGTAAACTTTACATTGCCTCCTACAATAGATGCTAACGCGGTCATATATTGTTTATATATATTATCATCAACATTGGGAAATTCTCTCTGTAAGCTGCTTTCAGGTGAAACCGGTTTAGGGCTAGGACCGGGTTTGGGTAAAAATGATAATAAAATTGAAATGGCGCGTTGATTATTTTCATTATTTAATATTTTATTATAAACTGCATTTCCGAAATCATATTCGGTTTCACTGATTTTTTTAGGAGGCACTAAAAGACCATCGGGGTGAACAAATTCTCTTGATGCAATGTAAGGAACTTTTTTTGCTCTTTTAAGTCTGGCAAATTCAACGAAATGATCCATTGTTTTCTTCATCCAAGCTTCGTCTTCTGATAATGCGGCTTTGTATTCGGGTTTCAAATAAAACCAGACTTGCTGGTATTCGTTATTAGCGGCGTCATTTGAATCTTTCCATGTAATAGAACCCCCGGGTCCTTTATGTGGCATAATGTCGCCTTTTATGCCTTCGTATTCTGGATTTAACTCGTCAACTGTTAGTTTTTGATTCAATGCCTCTGTTGCATTTTGTAGAACCAGCTTTTTCCTTAAATTAATCGGACCTTTGTTTCCTTCATCTCCTTTGTTTCCTTCATCTTCATCTTCATCTTCAATATCAAATTCTATATTTGAAGGTTTTAATTTACGTGTCTTATTATGAACTTGTTCTAAATTTTTCATTGTCTTATTTGCACTAGATTTTGCATTAAACCCATTAACACCCTTGGTAAATGATTTTAATTCATCTGAACCATATAATGTATATTCCAAATTTTGAAGACTATTTTTTCTCTGCATTAAAATATATAAATCCCCTTTTTCATGAGGATCGTCGTTGTCTTTATTTTCTAAAAAATCAACATAACAAACTTCGTATTTAAGATTTCTGATAGTTGATATTAATGGAACCATTTCCTCTATATAAAATTTCATTGCCTTATTTATAACCTCGACATTACCGTTTTGATCGAATGTTTTAATCATGTCTTTAAATGGCAGCAAAAATTCCATACCTAATTTGTCTTCATTTTGTTTGATCAAATTATTTTTAACAGGATTATCGTTTAATTGTATATTGATTTCCATGATAAATCCAGCGCCTTCTGTAATTGTTTTTAATTCTGATGTGTCCGAGTTGAAATTGGCAATAGCCTCGGCTTGCGTGACATAACCAAACATCATGTTATTTTTATCAATAATAATTTTATTTTTAATTTCATTTATATCTTTGTCTGTAGTCGATGATTCTTTGCTTAATTCATCGCGACCCGTGTAATTAAACTTAATATCGAGCGGACAAGGATCGCTTAAATCGCCGCATTTTGCAGTAAAAATTCTACAATATTCTTCGGTATCCTGTTTAATCGTAAAAATGCTGCCTACATTTCGCTTACAATTAATACATTCGGCTTTCGGTAGTTTTTGATATTCGAGGCGTTTTTCTCGCTTACTCTTGTCAACTGCCTTTAATATAGGTTTAATATATTTCTCATGATAATCAGTTTCATATTTATCCTTGAGTTTATAATATTCATTTATTACTTCGTTAACAGATAATTTTTCGTTTGATCTACTTGCTTCCTTTGGCTCACTTACTAAATTTACTGAATTTACTGAAGTATTTTCTTTAGATTCACTCATTATAATTTATGTTTATATATTTATTCTATAATAAACACAAAGACAACACAATCTAAAAAGCATATTTAGTCCCGTGCTCATCGTCCCAATGCGGCAATCCGGTTATTAATTGTTCTTGTTCTCTAAGTTTAGTTTCTTGATAGTTTTTAATTTTAGATAATATATACTGTTTTTTTTTAGTTTCTTTTTCAAGGATTTCTTCAGGTGTTAGTTTACCCTTATATTTATATAGCAAAAGGATGCCTAAAATAATTAAAAAGGCAATAGTTATTCCTATATTGAACATTGTATTATTGTATTTTTCTTTAAAAATGTGACATTGTTTTAATGTTTCATTTAAGAAGTATTTTACTCCTGGCTCAGTTAAAAATGGTTTAGCATAGTTACTATTATTTGTGCTATTTGAATTCATACAATAGCTTTATAAATACATATAAAAAACAAAAAAAAATTATACCAATTATCTATATACATGGATATCTCTCTTTTGTCATTATTCTTATTTATAATCACAACGATGTTATATATTGCAGGTGTTCCTGTGATTGGTAAGCCTGAATTAAAACTAAATGCTGAAAATACCTTATCGCCAGACGATTTTGCGACTTACTATACTGAATGCATGCAAAAAATGGGTATATTTTTATTGATTGTATTATCCACTCAACTAACATTAAATGTTACCTATTTAATTGACAAATGTCAAAGTAGTGCTGGTAAAAATGCTGGTGCAGCAATTCTTTATACATTAATTCCGTGGTTTTTAATTTTTGGCATAATGATGGCAATGATCACTGCATATCCAGGATTTAAAAGCGTATTTTCTGATGTGATCGGCTATTTTGTTATTTCTGGCAAAGCTAGTGATATTTTAACAAAAGTTTTAATAGATACCAATATAAATAAGGCAATAGAATCTGTAGAGAACGACGAACAAAGGAAAGAACTAACCGCTGCAGCAGAAGCGCTAATGAAGATTTGTGGAAATACATCCATATTAATAAACCAAATGTTTCCGGATAATTTTATAAATATTTGGGACAAAATGAAACCGTTAATGAAGCCAGGTATATATAATGAAACGGGTGCGGATAGTTTAAAACAACAATTATTAGATATTGTTGTTCAACGTGAAAATATAGGGGAAGCGCTGTGGTATATATACACAGCTATGTTAGTTTCCTCTATTGTTTATTATAATTTAGATACTAGAGGTTGCGTAAGAGACGTGGATAGTATTAAGGCGGATTACGATGCTTACGAGAAACAACAAGATGAAATAGATAAACAAAAGGAGATAAATGATTCTACTGTTTATACGATTTCCTAGTTCCACCTTTTGAAAGGTGGAGCCAAATCTTAAAAAGAATGGGATATATGATGTGCTTTAGCGAAGACGTAGTTCCACCTTTTGAAAGCATGGGATCATAAGGGAACTGCCGTTCCCTTAGAAAAAATTGAAAAATAATATTAATACCTTTTTGATTGTATTAATATTATAAAAAAGCACTTAAAGAACAAATTAATATTATAAAAAAGAACTTAAAGAACAAATAATGAGCATCATTCCATTACCAATCGAAATAAACAATTTAATCCTGGAATTTACAGGATACCATAAATTTAGAAATGGTAAATATTTAAAACAACTAGATGTCAATTGCGCACAAATTACGGATCTACAGGAACGGCTTTTAGTAAGACCGCTGATGGAAAATGGATTCGTTATTTTACGATTTAACAATGATTCAAAATTAGTATTATTTTACCATACTTATAGCTATCTTTCGTGTGGAAGTGGCCGATTATAAATTGTTAATGCAATTTGGGATAGGCCACTTATGACTATCTTTCAAGTGGCCGATTATAAATTGTTAATGCAATTTGGGATAGGTCAAATAGTAAGAAACAAATAAATAACATAAAATTCCTAAAATAATAGAAAAAAGCCATATAGGCATAATTGTTTTATTTTTTGTTCCGACTCCAAATTCTCGGATGCTACCGTCCGGCTTATATAAAAATCCCGGTTTTATTACATGAACCGCTGCAAAAATAATTATAAATAATATTATAGCTGCAAGTGTTATATTATTTCTTATAAATGTTCTTAACATAGTAGTTTTATATAATATAAAACTTTATAAAAAGTTTAAATTATACTCTTTTTTAACAGTTTAAAGTTTATTCTTCCTCGTCGTATTCTTCAGCATATGGATCTCCGTCATCATAATCTTCGCCGATGTCAGCCATTCTTACTTCATCCGCATCTATAAAATCTTGCGCCGCCATATCATCTAAAGCGTCTTCAATATCTAGGTCCATATTTTCATCTATCGCGCCATTTCTTCGAAGACCGTTTTGAATTTCTGCGATACGCCTAGATACCTCCTTTTCGTGCTCGTAGTTTTCTGGATCATATTCCTTAATGCCTTTAGATAATCCGGTTGACCAAACTCCCAATTTATAAATTTTCAATACATTTTCAACTTCTCGTTGCTCATCATCTAAATCTCTCAATCTATCTGTAAATGTGTATTTCTCGGCTTCTTTTAGTTTAAATATAAGATCATCAACTTTGTCATAAGATAAGTCAATCGATTTTTTAGTTTTCATCATAATAGTTAAATAAGTAACTAACAATCGCGCTGTATCTTCTTGTAATTTAACTACATTGCCTTCTAAATATAGATCTTCTGATTCTGCCAACTGCAATTGTTGCTCAACTAAAAAGTCATTGCTGTATAATGATGTCTTTTCTGTGGCCAAAGGTTTAAGCATTTGGGAAGCCATAATTGGATCCTTTGTTAGGTTAATATATTCCGTAAATATTTGCATAATGTAATATTCATAAAGAAGAGTTGATGTTCTTTTATCAAAGACATTGTAAAGCTCCTTCTCTCCAATTTTAGTGCTTGTTGTAACAGGTGTAACTTGAGATAGCAAAAGAATGCCCTTACTTATATTCTGTATTTCGGATGCTACATTATTAATCGCTATATTGTTGAAAAATTTCGATAAAGGCGCCAAATAACTTTCAACATCTTCTGATAATTCTCGGTTATGACTTTGTGCAAATTTCCAATAAGAATGCGATATAAAGGAAGCATCTTTTTTGTTTAAAATCATGGTTGGAAATATAGTTGAAAAAAGGGAAATGAAATTCTTATTAAAATTGATATAGTTATACAATGCATCATCGGATATTTTAATATCGTCGTTTCTTCTGTGCACATCAAACTGCCAAACAGATAACTCATCTAAAAAGTTTGTTAGTTTCTTTAGTTCTTGGCCTCCAATTTTTGCTTTGCGTTTAATAAAGCTAATTAATTCTTTTCGCATATTATCGTTAGCCTTAGCTAAATAATTTTTCAGTTGTCGCATATCATCTGTATCTTCTTGGATTGTTAGATCATATGTATCCAAAAGCACTTCCAGCTTACCTCTTAAAGCTTTGGCTACGTTTTGTTCATCCGTTGCATCCATAGTAACTAACAATCTTCTTAAAGATTCGGAACAAGATGGAGTCGTATAGGACAAAGATATATGAATAATATTATGCCTGCTAACAATTTGAAATAGCCGCAAAAACATATCTTTTGTATAATGCCTGTCATCGCGCTTCAATTTAGCTATTTTTTCTTGAATTGTGTCTACTTTTGATAAATAGTTAGGCTTATCTACACAAATTGTTAACAAATCTGGTGTTAATGGGATCGATGATTGAAAATGACACATGCTTATGAATGCACGATAAATAATTTCATCGCTAAAATTGTCAGATATTTCTGGGAATAGTCGTTTTGTATTAACCTCGCTGAGCATGATGGCGCTTTCGTTTAATTTATAACTGCTTCGCAATAATGAGGTAAGTTCCTTTACAATTTGATTATTTATTCCAATAACAGGATTTTCTTGGATAAAATATTGAAGCGCTGTTAAATTTGCATTTTCATTTTCGTTGCAGCAAGCATTAATCATAAATGGCTGGCTAGATGCTTTCATTAATAGATCCTTGGTTTCCACTATTTTTTGTATTTCTTCCTGTATAGCAAGAGAAAATTGACTAATTTTAGATTGTATAACTAACAATTTTTCAATTTGTTTAGGATTACCAGAAGTCAAGTCGGATTTCAGTTCCTCTTCAAATCCATCACTAATACTTGTTAGTCCTCTAATATGAAATGGCCTTAAGGGTGGCAAAAAATTAGTCCAAAATGTTAAAGAGTGTTCTTCTGGAATATCATTTTTATCTGGATTCAATAGCAAATATTCAACCTTTTCTTTTATCTTTTGTTCCACTTCCTGATAAGGTAATAAGTATTTCACTATAAATGCCTTTAAAGTAGCTGTCATTTTTTCTAAATTGACTCTGGCAATCGCATTCCATGGAATAGTTTGCGGGTTTTTATATTTATGCGCAATGCATGCCAAATAATTTAATCCAGAATCGTCGCCTTCGCCTTC